TCGTCCATATATCTGGCGTACCAGTGCACACGCAAAACCTGCTTGATGAAATGATCCAGGCTATTGGGATAACTCACCGCCGTGATCTGTGAAATTTGACTGCCTAACCCCAGGCTTTTCCCGGTGTACTGTTCCGCGTCCTGCCGTTTTACCCTCTGCCAGTTTGTTTCTGCTGCCGGATAGCCGAACGGAATTACAAAATCTTTCAAAAGCCGCAGGATCCGGCGGTCCCGAAATGCTCTTGAATACACGGCGAAACATTCCCGGTGCAGGATATTGTCAAAATATCCCGAAAAATCGAATACCACCGCCCAGCCGTCATTACTGAAACCGTTGGCCCTGTAAAACTGCTGCAGGTGTGCGGTCAGGCGGTCCATGCACCTGTCCACGCCCTTGCCCTCCAAACAGGCCCCATTGTCATAAATCAGGCTGCGGCCCAGCATTGGCACCAGGGCGTTGTCGCAGGTGCTCCGCTGTACCACTCGTTCCGAATAGTGGACGCTGCGAATATGCCGCAGTTTCCCGCGCTCCATGGCGTCGAACTCCACAAATCCCTTTGTGATGTTTTCCCCGGCCTCCAGCTTTTGGTGTGTTTCCTCCATGTTCCGCAGCAGGTTCATTTGATACCGCTGGACGCTGGTTTTCCAGCTGACATTCCGCATAGATTTCTGGTTGCCCCGATATAGCGACTTATACCGGACTATGTTTTCCAGCCGGTCATTTTCTGCGTATCGTTTCCACTTCTTTTCCTCTCTGGCAGCTTTCCGCCTCTTGTATCTGGCCTCCCGCCGCCGCTCCAGTGAAGTCATGCGAATTTCTCCTTTAGGTCTTGGGGGCCTTGTACGGCAGGCCCGCCCCGCCGGTTCGCCACTCCCGGCGCGGTGGGTGTGTCTTTCCGAAATAGCCGCGTAATGATACCGGGCATGAAACTGGCGTGGTACACACAGACACGCCGGCCATGCACAAGAGCGTCCGCCCGATCATATCAAGGCCCAAATTTACCCTTGCGGGATGGTTATGCGCTCCTTCCAAATAAAAATTGATTTTTGAAAATCAGGCACGGCTTTCACCGCCATTTCTGGCGTTTACTCGGTCTGGCCCAGCCCGCAGGAAACGGGCTGTATTGGAATCACAGGGGCGCGTAAATGCCGCCGTTCGTGGCCACGTTGTTGTTGGCGTTGCCGTTGTTGTTGACAATGCACACGTTAGTGGCAGACTGACGTTGCGCGGACGCCTCCCACCAGTTGCAGCGGCCACCACGACGACGGTTTATCAGCGCATAACCAATACAAAAATTAAGGTGTTTGATCCTTGAATTTTGCTATGAATTTATTGTCCGATTTCCTCCAGCCCCGCAGCAGGGATCCCTCTTTCAGCAATAACTCCGTGACCGGCTGGAATTTATCGGGATTGACTGGCAGGGTGTTGAGTATGTACTGCAAAAGCTGTAAAATCTGCTCTACGGTAATAATGGCCTGTGTCTGATAGTCGCGCCGTCTTTCCGCCTCCCGTAAATTTTGCGGATATATGGTATTTGCCGCCGTGATGTAGTCGATCAATTTTATAATCTTCTCCACCATAGGAAACGTGAACACAGGCCGCCACCGCTTTGGCACGATCTTTTCATTCATTACAAACCGGGTTAGTTCCGCCCGGATAATCGTTGCCGTGTGGTAAAATTCCAGTTGGCTTTCGCTGCGCTTATTTTTTAGTACACTCATTTTCCTGCCCTTCTTTCCGTCCTCCCCATCCCGCCCCACATGGGGGCGGGATGGCTCCGATTAACCGATACGGAAGCACAGGGGCGCGTAAATGCCGCCGTCCGTGGCCACGTCGGAGCTGGCGTCGCCGCCGCCGTCGACAATGCACACGTCAGTGGCAGACTGACGTCGCGCGGACGCCTCCCACCAGTGGCAGCGGCCACCACCGTTTCCTGCGCCCTTGATGATGTGTTTTGCGCCGCCGTAGAAAATGGGGTACTGGAGGTTACAACCACCGCCGCCGGTCCACCCTGCGTCCCCGTCGCTCCAGAACGTATTGCCGAACACCTCCACCTCGGTGGGCACCCACAGCTTGCCCATGGTGTTCCAATCCCATCCTGTATCACTCTCCAGCGCCCCGGCCTCAGAAAAACGATGCTCCAGCAGGGCGATCTTTTCCACAATGCAGGGTTTCAGGTCGGCAGGCAAGGCCGCATATACGCCGGTGGTTTCATCATTCAAGGTCTGGAACAGCTTGGAGGCCCGCCACGGGTTCGGTTCTGCCGCTGTTCCGTTGTTGTTGTTGGTATCATTGAATACCTTGGTCCCGGCCAGGCAGTCGCGGGAAATAAAGTCAGCATGATGGCCGATCATGGTGGGATAGCCGCACTTGTAATACTGGTCAATGCCGGCCACCTCCATGATCACCACCTCGCCGGTGGTCATGGTAATGGGCTTAAAATCTCCAATGTGGATCCCCGCCATGTCACCGGCCAGAATACGCGCCCGCAGGTTGGCCCAGCTGTCGGTCAGTTCCTTCCCGTAGGGGACCCCGCCGGACAGGAAGGTTTCCTTGAAAAACTCGGTTGCCGCGTCAAACGGCGCCCGCCCGGTGCCCTTTGCATCCGTGTCCACCAGGATCGTGTCCGTTCCCCGCAGGCTGGTGATTTTCTGCAGTTCGTTTGTCTTAATGCTCATTGTGTTTTCCTCCCGTTAAAGTATTTTGACAGCGGAAATATCCGCGCTGTCCCTGGTTGTAATGACCGCCCCATTTCTCCCCGCCAGCGGTGTGGTCAGACTGCCAGACATGATGGCGTTTGTAAGCGCCTGGAGGCGGCGGGTGTAGTCCACGCGCATATCGTTGACCAGTTGGAACAGCAGGGCGGTTTCTGCTCCGTAGCTGCTTTCCTGTCTGTTTTCGGTTTCCCTCCTATATACAGATATTCCGGCGCCGTCCCTGGTTACGATCTCCTCCCCGGTCCTGTCCGCCAGTGGTGTATACACCCGCCCGGTTAGGATTTCCCCGGCGATCTGCCCGTAAATTTGCGGCATGACGGCTGCGGTACAATACTCCTCCACGTCCTGGGCGGTCATCCACGCCTCTGCCGGATAGCCCAGCGAAACCTCCACCCCGGCGGTCACTGTAATGGAAACCTGATAGCGGCGCACGTCCGGGGCCGTGCCCTGGGTATAGGCGCTCACATACTGCTTTGCGTCGCCCAGGGATCCATAGTAGACCATGACATTTTCCAGCGTTTCCGGGTCTTTTGCGTAGATGGCAAAGCCGCCGATCCAGAATCCAACGGCAAGGCCGCCGTTCAGGTCGCTGCGGTATTCCACCGTCATGGTGGCCGTGCTGTCCTTCACCGTTGGCACGGTGCTGGTTCCGGCGGGACCGGGATCAATGGGGGCAGTCAGCTTTCTGGCTGCCTCCGCGCTGTCCGCCGTTCCTTTTTCCATGATCACGCCGGACAGTTCCAGCGTTTGCCCTGCCACCATTTTGGCCAGTAGGCGGTTTCCGGCCTCTGTAATTACAAAACCGTAAAACATGGTTTCCTCCTTTTACCCTGCCGCCTGCATAGCGGTGGCGGTGATTGTTCCGAAAATACCGGCGGCGTATGCGTTGGCGTTCATTCCGTATTCCATCGCCACCTCCGGCAAAGTGGTGGCGGTAAATGTATCAAAAGCGCCGCCCATTTGAATTTCTGCTGTCAGCGGATATTCCTTTTTCACTTCCGGCAGGGGGGTGGACATATACCCGCGCCCCATTCTGCTGATAAAGTTTAGGATCTCCGCCTCAAAGGTGGAAAGGGTGATCACGCCGTCTAGCCAACTGGAAAGGCGCTTGACGCTCCCCAGAACCCGCCGGAACTCCTCCAGGTCCTCCGGATTGATCTGGCCGCCGTTCTGCCCTACACAGGCGCGGAAATGGTGTGGATCCCCGTCGTAGTCGTACCATTCCTCTATGTAACCGGCCCCGAAAATGATTTCTATGATCTGATTACACGCCGCCGGGGTCCCCATGTGTGCGTAAAATGTCAGGGTCCCCTCCACCAGCGCCCGCTTGACCTCAATAGAGAATTTCTGATTATAGGCCGGGGTCCGCAGTTCCACCGCCAGCACGTCCAGGATATTCTCCGGCATGGAGGCCACGGCGGCGTAAATATGCACCCCGTCCGCGTAGTCGCACAGCTTTTCAATTTGGCGGCCCAGGGCATAGGCAAAAGCCTGGGTTTCCAGTTGGCTGGCCAGGTTCTCCGGCATAATATCCGTGAAACGGCTGCCCCGTAGGTTAATCATCCTCCAGCCCTCCATATTGGACGGTCTGGCCGGTCAGGACCGCCACGGACTTGGCGCCCACCGTCTGATAGGCCGGGGCGGTCATTGTCACCCGCTTGGCCCCCGCCGCCATGACTAACTCCCGCAGTTTGTCCGGGTTAATGTCCCGCCCTATGGCCCGCTGCCATGCGGTATATTGGGCCACGGCGGCGGCCACCGCCCCTTGAATATCCACGGCCCGGTTGCTGTCGCTACGGTTGATGTAATAGGTCAGATTGATGGAGTATTCCACCTCCGCCGGCGCGGCCACCCGCACCAGGTCCGTCATGGGTCTAATGTTGTTGTTCCGCAGGTAGTTCTCCAGGCCGGTGATCATTTCCTCCGGCGGTTTGCTCCCGTCCGTCATAAGAAAATAAAGATCCACGGTGCCCGCTGCCTGGTCGCTTACCACCACCACGTCGCCCACATTCACGTTGAACTTTTTGGCGTGGTATTTGTAATTTGCCTCCGGCCCTGCGGTGGAGTAGGATCCGGGGAACAGGTAAACCCGCTCCGCCAGGTGGTCGTCGCTCTCCACCTCCGCGCCGCCGGCGGTCACGGTGACATTGGACACGCTGGCCATGTATGGGATAGGGTCCACCAGTTTGGACAGTTCCCCCACGGCAAGATTGTTGCCCACGGTCCCGGTCACGGTACAGGACGCGGGCACGTCCACCGTCATGGTGCCCGCCGGGATCTCCATGTATGCGGTGGTTTCAAAGTACACGGACCAGTCCGGCACCGCCGCCCTGGTGCCCACCGGGATCCCCGTGGCCGCCTCCCGCTTTGCCGAAAGAG